CCCAAGCCCCCCCCCCACCCGGTCAGGGGAAAGGACCCGCCCCCATGCCCCCCGCCCCGCCGCCCACCCCAGGGGGTAGCCTGGGGTCCCGGTCATGGCGCCGCCTCCGTGCCGCCACCCTCGCCACCTACGGAACCCGCTGTCATCTATGTGGCCGAGAAGGCGCCGACACAGCAGACCATCTGATCCCACGCTCGATGGGTGGAGACAACAGCCTCGACAACCTCAGGCCTGCTCATCTTAGTTGCAATGCGAGTCGGAAAGACATGCCCTTGGCCGAATGGTTCAAGGCGCATCCGTTGCCGAAACGAAAATCCAAGCCGTCGAGGGATTGGTGACCGTTTTTTTAAAAACGGCCCCCAGGCCACCCTGCGCCCCGCCATAGAAATCCCCCCGTCCCGACCCCCCCGGGGGGTGGAAACCCCAGATCAGACCCATGGACCACCAACCAACCCTTTTCGACCCCGAATCCGCCCAACCCGCCGACGAACACCGAAAAACCGCCGCCCAGGCCCTGCAGAAAGCCCGTGAAGAAGGGCGCATTGACGCCCTCGACGACCTCTTAGCCGGGTTAGCCCTTGCGAACGCACAGGCTCTCGACCTGGCCCTCTGGCAACGCAAGCCCTACGCCGTGGCGCAGCTGACAGGGCCCTATCTTGACGTTCTCCGCGAATTGCGTTTGACTCCGGCCTCTCGTGAGGTAGCCGCCGATGACAAGATCCTCGCTGCACTCGCTGACTTCGGCACCCCCGCGGTTCGCAACACCTAGGCCGACGGGGCCAACCTACGGGCCTGCTATCTGCCGCATCCTAGAGATGATGGGCACCCCGCCCATGCCGTGGCAAGAATGGGCCGCCGACGTTATCGGTGAAATCGACCCCGCCACTGGCCTTCGCCGTCACAGCCTGGTTGTTATCAGTGTCCCCCGCCAATCCGGTAAAACACACCTTATCGGCGCCGTGTGTCTCCAACGGATAATGCAGCACCGCAAGGCGTTCGCCGATTACACGGCGCAGACGGGGCAATACGCCCGCAAGAACTGGCTCAAGTTCACCGATGAGCTAGTCGACCCAGCATTTCCCCTTGAATCGCTGTTCAGCAGGAACAAATCTCAAGGGGCCGAAGCCCTGATCGTAGGACCGTTGCGTTCCGTGTGGACTCCGCATCCACCAGGGAAAAAAGCAGGCCACGGCGACCAATCCGACCTCAGCGTCGTTGACGAAGCCTGGGTGTTTGATGAAGTCGAAGGCGCCGCCATTATCCAAGGAATCACCCCGACCCACGCCACCCGCCCAGGTGCCCAGACTATCATCCTCAGCACCCGCGGTGACGCCGACAGCAGTTGGTTCCATGGTTATGTTGACGACCTCCGCAGCGGCAAACGCCAAGGCGCCCTACTCGATTGGGGGATTGGCCCCGAAGTTGACGCCACCGACATTGAGGCTGTAGCCGCCTGTCACCCCGCCGTCGGCTACACCCAATCGCTGGAATCCCTGATAGCCGCCTACAACGACATGGGCAACCCGGAAGAATTCGCCCGCGCCTACGGCAACCGCGAGACCACCAGCCACCGCCGCCACATTTCCGAAGCCGTGTGGGAAAACGCCCGCGCCATTATCCCCATTCCCCAGGACATAGCACCCGCCTGGGGCGTTGCCGTGTCAGCTGACCGCGACAGCGCCGCCATAGTAGCGGGTGGCCTCGTCGGCACGACGCCGACATTCGAGGTCGTCGACACCCGCCCTGGTTACCGCTGGGTCATTCCCCGGCTCAGCGACCTTATCGTCCGCCACGGCGGGGTTGCCGTCTACGACGCCGTAGGCGCCAGTGACGTTTTGAACGAAGGCATGAAGAAAGCCGACTTCCCAGTGACCAAAATCCGTACCCGCGAACTTTCCGCAGCGTGCGGCAATCTTTTCAACCGCCTGACCAGCCCTGTTCCCGAGGTGCGGTTTTGGCCTGACCAGGCGTTCGATGCCGCTGCCGAGGTTGCCGTCCCCCGTGACCTCGGCGACTCCTGGGTCTGGGACCGCAAACGCGCCCACGGCTCAATAGCCGCCCTCGAAGCCGCCACCCTAGCGCTGCACGGGCTTGATAGCCACATCGAGGACCAACCACCCGAGATATTTATCCCGTAACCGCTGGTCAGATCGTGAATGCAGCGCCAATGATACGGCGCTGTTTATGTTTATGGCCATGGGAATATTCGCCCGCTGGAAAGCACTTAAAGCGATGGTCAACGACGTGTCATCGCCGTTCACCACGGGTGTGCTCACCGAGGTAGATTCCACCGCCCTAGCAGCCCTCAGCAGCGATATCTCCCGTGAGCAGGCCATGGCCATACCCGCTATCTGCCGCGCCCGAAACCTACTGTGCACTACCGCCGCCCGCGCCATTCTCATCGCCCAAAAAGACGGCAACCCGGTCAACCCGCAACCTCAGTGGATCAACCGCACCGACGGGCTGCTGCCCCCGTATCACCGCATGCTGTGGACCATCGACGATTTGCTGTTTTACGGCGCTTCACTATGGCGTGTCACCCGCGATTTTGACGGGCACGTCCTCACCGCAGACCGGGTAATCCGTGAGGCCTGGGCAATCAGCGCCGACGACACCATCACCGTCGGCGACCGCCCCGCCAGTGCCGACGAATACGTGCTTATCCCTGGTATCCACCAAGGCATTCTCTGGCACGGTACCAACGCCATGCCCGAAGCCAACGCCCTAGCCCGCGCCGTCACCACCGCCACCAACACCCCAGCCGCCACCCTCGAAATCCACTACACAGGCGATAGGCCCCTTACCGACCAGGAAAAACAAAACCTCACGGCGGGGTGGGTAGCAGCACGCAAAGGCAAAAACGGCGGGGTTGCGTTCACCTCGAAAAACACCGAAATCAAAGAACACGGCTCATTCGCCGAACACCTGCTAATCGAGGGCCGAAACGCCAATGCTATTGACTTAGCACGGTTGTGCGGCATACCCGCCTCGATGATCGACGCATCCATTCAAGGAAGCAGCATCAACTACAGCAACGCTGGGCTACGCATGGCCGAGCTCTTGGCCTTCGGCGTCCTCCCACTTCTGGCCTGCGTGACCGCCCGAATGGGCATGGACGATGTAGTGCCAAGGGGCACCAGCATCGGCGTTGACGCTAGCGAGATGGTGGAATTCCTGTCCAAGCTCAACGTCCAAGACGACAATATCAGCACCCCCATGCCCGCTCCTGCCCAGCTCCCCACAGAACAGAAAGCCCAAGAATAATGCGATACCAAGCCCAAATCGGCGTGCCCAGCGAAAACGGTTGGCCGATGTGTTCCAGCGCCGCGTGTGTCAGCGAGATGGTGGTACCAGCTGCTAAGGCGGTGCCGCTTCGTGCTGGTGACGTGGCCACCATCCTTAACGCCTGGTTGATCCTCTACAACCGCCTGGTAGAGCCCATCACCTCCCAAGTGTGGGGTTGGAGTGCCGATAACGACGTCTGGAACAGCAACCACATGTCCGGCACCGCCGTGGATATCGGCGCCCCCAAGTACCCGTGGGGTCAGCGCACCATGCCACCCACCACAAAAGCCAAGGTACGCGCACTGCTAGCGAAGTTCGAGGGCGTGATCTTCTGGGGCGCTGACTGGGACTACCCCGACGAAATGCATTATCAGATTGGTCTGCCACCTAGCGACCCCCGTGTTCACGCTTTCGCCGAACGCCTCAACAATGGCTACCTCGGCGCCTACGACACCGACACCCCCGCCCCGAAAGGAAACCCCATGAACGACGATGATTTGTACCTCCGCGACCTCAAAGCCCAAATGACCGGGGCACCAGGTCTCGGCGCCTACCCCGGTTGGCCACAGCTAGGTGGTCGAACCGTCGTCGACGCCCTAGCCGCTATCGGCGCCGCCCTGAAAATCCCCGGGTTTGCCGACCTCAAAGCCCAGGCCAAGTAATGCTCATCGCTATACTTATCGCCCTTGCCGCCCACATCCTCGGCATTATCGTCGGCATGGCCACCATCATGGCCATGCTCGAAAAAGAACTAGGCAAATGAATTCTACGCAAGTGAAGTACCCATGGCGCGCTGTTGCTCGAACCACCATTGCCGCTACCGTCGGCATGCTCCCGCTTCTGCCCGTGATAGCCCATGAGCTGGGAATAGAGACCATCCCTTGGGTGGCTAGCACCTTGGCTGTTACCGCCGCCGTCACCCGGGTACTAGCTAACGCTAGCGTCGTCGCCTGGCTCGATAAGTACCTCCCAGCGTTATCCCCGGAACCGCCCACTGACACCACCAGCACCGACAACCACCCACCTAAACACCTCAAGGAATACCCCACCAATGACGACCCCACTACTAACCGCTAGCAACGCTGCTGAACCGCTGATCTTCAACCCACAAACCACCCTCACCGCCGCCCACAACGCCGACACCGACACCCCGTCCCGCACCGTATCCGGTGTGATCGTCCCGTGGGATACCCCGGGTTACACCTCCGTGGGGCTTATTACCGCCCAGCGGGGCAGTATCCAAGTTCCCGCTGACACCAAACACCTGAAGTTGTTCCGTGACCACTCCGACGCTGGTGGAACCCCCGTGGGCTACGCCACCAAGGTAGAAGACACCGACCAAGGCCTCGTTGCTTCCTTCCACATTGCCGACACCCCCGACGGCGATACCGCCCTGAAAGACATCAAGGAAGGCGTCCGCGACGCCCTCAGCATGGAGATTGTTGGCCAAGAAATAAGTGGCGACCTACTCACCGCGGGGCAACTGACCGCCGTAGCTATTGTGGCTGTTCCTGCGTTTTCTGCCTCCCGTATCACCCAGGTCACCGCCTCTCACCAGGGCAACGCCGCCGCTGGTGGCAAAGCGGGGCGGCTCACCATGCCGCCCACCGTCACCGCCACCCCACGCACCACCCCGCTGACCGCGGGTGCTATCTACGACGCCCTGTGCCGACTCGACGACCCCACCGCCGACCAAACCCTGCTCACCGCCGCACTCAAGCAAATGAAAGTCGCAGAAAGCCCCCTGTTGACGTCTCCGCAGTGGATCGACCAGCTGTGGGACGGCCAACCCTACAAACGCCTGTTCGTGGACAAGATGACCCACCAAGACCTAACAGGCCTCAAGTTAGAAGCCAATCGCTGGAAAACTCGTCCTACCGTCGACGAATGGAACGGAAGCGGCACCGACGTGCCCAGCAACGAAGCCAGTTTCGAGGTTGTCGAGGTACAAGCTACCCGCCTAGCAGGCGCCAACAAGCTGCCCATCGAGTGGGTTCACTTCAAGAAAGTGAACCTGATCGAACAGTACTTCCTGGGCATGGCCGAGGACTACGCCGTCAAATCCGACAACAAGGCCCTAGCCGACGCTATCGCCCAGGCCACCGAGAAAGACCTAACCGCTCAAGGCCTAGGCCTGCTAGAAGCAATCCCTTACGCCAACCACGCCGTGTACAAAGCCGCCCGTGTCTATGCCGACGCTATCGCCGTCAACGATGAAGATTGGTTGGCGCTCAGCAAGATCAAGCAGCTAGAGTTACCGGCACTCATGGAGACTCTGAAGATCGACCCGGATATCATCATCCCCACCGACCAGGTGGCCAAGGGCAAAATCTTCGCATGGCCAACCCCCGGCATTATCCATGGCGAACTCCCCGGCTCTCCTATCCGTGCCGAAGCTCTCGACATTGCCAAGGGTCAAGTCGATGACGGTGTTTTCGGTTACCGTGCCGTCGTTGTTGCCCGTCCTGACGCCCTAGGCTATGTGAAGTTCAAGGCATAACATGGCGCTAAGCATTATCGACCAGGAAGCCGTAGCGAAACAGCTAGGCCTGATAGACGCCGATAAAAAGCGTTTCGAAGCTATCTGCGATGCTGTGCATGCCCTGGTCGCAGCCTGGGTCCCACCCACCCAGCACGATAGTGCCGCCGTCAAACTCGGTGCCGAAATGCTAGCAGCCCGCCTATGGCGTCGCCGACAATCCAGCACGGGCGTCGAAACGTTGGGGGACATTGGCACCATCTATGTCGCTCGTTATGACCCCGATATCGCCCAGCTATTGGGTATCGGTAGCTACGCCCCACCAAGCGTCGGATAGGACACCTCCGTGAGCATGATACAAGACCAGCTAGAGCAGCTTTGTGACCGGCTTACCGCCGCTGGTGTCGAGGCCGACTATGACCCTCAGTTTTTGAACCCCGACTGTGCGTGGGTCAGTCCCCGGTCGATCGAAGGCCAGTACCTCGACGGCACGTTGAAGATCAGTTTTGACATCTACCTCATCACACCCGAAGCCGACATCACCGTCGCCGTCGGGCGCCTCGACGACCTCCTCCAGCGTGCTATCAGCGTGGTAGGGGGCATGATTACAGACACCGACCTTGCCACCAACGTCACTATGCCTAGTGGCGCCGTGTGTCCTGCTATGAAACTCACTATCCAACCGCCACGAAACTAAAGGAATCCCATGGCCATACAGAACAAAATCGGCGTTACCGGCCCCGGCACCCTCGTCATCGGCGAAACCGCGTCCGGCCTCGATATCGCCCCACAGGTCACCAACTGCATTCTAAACTCCAGTGTTAAGGCTGGTAAGACCCTGAATTTCCTCGATGGTGGTGTTGGTCAGTCCCAACCTGTCTATTCCTACAAGTTGACCGCTACCGTTATCCAGAACCTCACTCTCAAGGGTGCCGTCGGCTATCTGTACGCCCACCAGGGCGAGACCGCAAAAATCACATTCGTACCCAACAAAATCGACGGGGCGAAATTTGAGGGCACAGTTCGCCTTGATCCGCCCGACGTCGGCGGTGACGCTGGTGAAGGCGACACCACCAAGCTGACTTTGGAGTTCGTTTCCAAGCCCGCGTTCACCCCAGCCACCAAGGTGAACGGCATGGAGCCCTAATGGCTAGCGGGGGTGCCGCGGTAGAAATCCACGGGGCTAAAGAACTCAGGCGCAGCCTCCGAAAAGCCGGGGCAGACCTCAAGCAAATGAGGGAAGTCAACAAGGCCGCGGGTGAGATTGTCGCCCGTGCCGCCCGCGGTAAAGCACCCGTCAGCACCCTAAACAAGCGCACGCACCTACGCGACACGATACGGGTGTTTGCCACGCAAACCCGCGCCCGAATCCGCCTAGGCGCTAAGCCCGTGCCGTATTCCGCCCCCATCCACTGGGGTTGGCAAAAACGCAGCATCAAAGCTAATCCTTTCGTCAGCCACGCCGCCCAGGAAACCGAACCCGCATGGCTCAGACTGTATGAGCACCACGTCAACAAGATACTAGACCAGATAGAAGGAACATCGAGACACTAATGACTAACATCACCGTGACATATCTAGAAGGCACTAGTGCCCACTGCACCCAGACCACAGATATTATTTCCGCCGACCGGGTGCGCTACGACATCTATAGCAACCGCATGGGGTGGCCTCAGGCCACCCAAGCGCCATTCCTAGCGCTGCATTTCTGCGCCTGGGCTGCCCTCAAGCGTGAGAAGAAAACCGACCAGGCCTTTGAAGATTGGCTAGAAACCGTCGAAGACGTCGATTCCGACACCGACGCCGAATCTGATGGGGTTGTTGATCCCGAGCCCTTTTAGCCCTGATACTACCGTTTATCAGCTCATGTGCCTGGCCAAGGCCTGGGGCACCGAACCTGACCACTTTTTCGATAAGGACGACACCTATATCGCCACCGCTATTGAAATTCTAGAAAAGGCTCACCGTGAGTAAAACCGCCTTCCTGTCCATTAAAATCCTCGCTGACGCCAAGAACGCCTCCCAAGAGCTAGACGAAACCCACGGCAAACTGGGCAAGCTGGAATCAGGCGCCCAGAAAGCTGCCGCGGGACTCTCCGTGGCGTCGGCGGGGGTCGTGGCTATGGGCAAGCAGGCATTCGACTCGGCGTCGGCGTTACAGCAGTCCACGGGCGCCGTTGAGGCAATTTTCAAGGGACAAGGCGACCAGATTAAGGCACTGGCTGACAAAGCCCACCAGGCGGTAGGCCTGTCGAAAAACAGCTATCAGGAATTGGCGTCAATCATGGGGGCGCAGCTCAAGAACATGGGTGTCAGCCAAACTGAATTGATTGGCACTACTGACGGGCTTATCAAGAAGGGCGCCGACCTAGCCGCCACCTTCGGCGGCACCACCAGCGACGCCGTGAATGCCCTTTCCTCCCTGCTCAAGGGTGAGACTGACCCTATCGAGAGATACGGTATCTCGATCAAAGAAGCCAACATCAAAGCGGAACTGGCCGCCATGGGCCTCGATAAATTGGAAGGCGAAGCCGCCAAGACAGCACGCACCCAGGCAATTATGAACCTGCTCACCCAGCAATCCGCCGACGCCACGGGTGCTTTCGCCCGCGAAGCCGACACCGCCGCTGGGCAACAAGAACGCGCCAAAGCTGCTTGGGAGAACGCCAAGGCCACGCTGGGGGAAGCTCTACTCCCCGTGGTTTCTGATGCAGCCCAGCGCTTCGCTGGGCTAGCCCAATGGATAGGCGAACACCCCCGCCTTTTCCAAGCCGCCGCCGTGGCCATTATCTCCCTTACGGGCGCCGCCCACGGCATTATCGGCGCCGTCAAAGCATGGCAAGCCGCCCAAATCCTCCTTAACCTTGCCATGAAAGCCAACCCCATAGGCCTGGTCGTTACCGCCGTTGGTGCCCTCACAGCCGGCTTCGTTCTCGCCTACGAAAAGGTCGATTGGTTCAGAAATGGCGTGGACAAATGCGTTCGCTTCTGCGTCGACGGGTTTAAGAGCGTGGGCAAAGGCATTCAGTGGGTGATCGACAAGATCAAAGAAGCCTGGGACTGGGTAACGTCGTTTGGCGACAAGGTGAACCCGATTAGCATGCTGACGGCGTCGGCGCCGCCGCCCACGTTGAAGGGTGTACCGCCAGCCGCCGCCAAGCTGTTTGGCACGCCGACACCTGGTATCACCGCACAGCTCAGGTCGCCGTTCGCCCAGGTGAACGCCTTTGGACGGCTTAGTGCCACTGTACAACCAGTAATAACCAACAACTATTACATTACAGTCAATGATGCAGTAGATCCTATAAGCACTGGTCGGTATTTAGAAAAGTTGCTACGCGACTACCAAGAACGCCAACGGTGGTAACCATGACCATATCGGAAATGATAAAAACCACCGTCAAAGCACCAGGCTACCTTCTATTTACCTTCGACAACTTTTTGACCCTCGAAGAAATCCGCATCACCTGGGGGCGAGAAAGCCTGTTCACCGAACCAGCAAACCGTCGTCTACAGGTGCAATACTTGGCGATTCCGCAGATCATGGAAGGGGTTTCTGGCACTTGGGTTGGTGCCCAAATCGCTGTGAGTGTCAAGTTTGACCATCGCCCCCACCAGCCCTTATTCCAAGGGCGCATCGACCGTATCAGCATTCAACCCATTGATATCCCTGGTAAGCCGCCGTGGCTTATCACTATCACCGCCACGGAGGCCCCCACCTGGTCAAATGTGCTTAATAGCGAACAGGGTGGGGCGAAATCGCTTACCAGCTATGGCGCCCGCCGCCGCCGTGCCCTTGAAGCAATCCCACAATTAGAAGTACTTGATGGATACGAAATCGACCTCCGCGAACCTGGTAATTCGTTTCTTACCACACGCCAGATCGTTGAATCCCTGGTCTGCCGCCCAGGCGCTTTCCCAGTGTGGTCGCCCGACTGGGAAAAGGTAGCCCCCAGCGCCTATGACCTCACCCGCCCCGCGGTGGTCACCAACTTATCCGCTGCTGAAGTTATCGACTCGGGCGGTGAGGTATCTTTCGATGCTCCCGGGTGGCCTACCACGATCATCTACCAAGAAGGCGGTGTATTCGGCACTGATAAAGCATCTTCCGGCGACGCTGTTATCCGCAACACCTTCGACCAGTGGGACCGCGGTTATGTGACCACTATCACCAATAAATATTGTCCCACGATTGAAAACGGCTCTACCTTAAACCGTGCTAGGCCACACATTGAATTAGTGAAAGCCCAGCTCACAAGCCCCCGCCGTTTCACTCTCGACAGCAGCGTCACACCCCGCCTAATCACAACTGACGCCCTCTGGGCCACCTGGGAAAACCCGAACAGGCGTCTACAAATCACGGGGGATAGATATGCCGCCGCCCTGAAAAACGCTATCGGCGCTGTGCAAGACTACATTCCCATAGGCGGCACTCTCAGCATCTACCACGATCATGTAGAACACGATATGACCTGTCTTTGGGGCAAAACCGATACCACCGTTTGGGCCGCCCAGGTCGGCACGTGGGCCGCCCAAAAACACACCTGGAAAGGAAACTAACCCTATGGCCACAAAAGACGAAGATGGAATCTGGTACCTCAACGCCGACGGCTCCGACGCTGTAAAAGACTTTCCAGCAATCCAGCGCGCTAATGCCTATAAACTCGCCACCACTCACCACCTTTACAATGTCGGGTTTTCGCTGGATAAGAGCCTCAAAAACACTAACAGTAGCGTACAACGGGTAGGAAAAGTGTGCATGCTTACGGTGGAATTTAAAACGCCGAATTTCACAACGGCGCCTGAAATTTTCCGTGACAGGCTTATTGATTTTCACCGCCCGAAATCAGCTGTCCCCTTCACGCTTACCGGCATAACTGACCTGCTAGAACCTACGGTTACGGCTTTTATTATTGACCCCGATGGTTATATCAAGCGCAATTCTAAGACCCCCCTGTCTGCCGACGCTTACTACGTCGGGACGGTTGTTTGGCTAGCTAGCTAG